GTCATCTGGTGGTAAAGCATCTTCAGCTTCAAGACGTGCTGACGGTTGTGCTATCCGTGGTAAAACACGAGGCAGAATGGTTTAATCATGGCTGACTTACCAAAAGACTTTAAAGATATGAATAACTATCAAAAAGGTTATTCCGAAGGTTTAGATTATGAACAAAGAGGATATCTTGGTAAGAAACTAGATGATGCATTAGAAGCAGCTATGCCATTATACGGTCGTAGAGGCGATGTAAAAAAAGGTTTTGAACAAGGCGTATCAGATATGAAAAAAGCTAAAGAACCTAAAAAAATGGCTAAAGGTGGTACAGCTTCATCTCGTGCTGATGGTATTGCTCAACGTGGTAAAACTAAAGGACGAATTGTATGAGAGCTTCTCGTGGTATGGGTGATATTGCTCCATCTAAAATGCCTAAAGGTAAGGTTAAAGCTCGTAGAGACAATACTGACTTTACTCAATATGCTAAAGGTGGCAAAGTTAATTGGATTCAAGATGCGATCAAGAAACCAGGTAGTTTGCGTAAATCGCTAAAAGTTAAAGCTGGAGAGAAGATTCCTGCTTCAAAATTAGCGTCTGCCGCAAAAAAACCAGGCAAAATTGGTCAACGTGCAAGATTAGCACAAACACTTAAAAAATTAGGTAAATAATGGCTGAAACCACAGGAACCACCCTATTTAATCTAAACATGAATGACCTCATTGAAGAGGCATTTGAACGTTGTGGTTTAGAATTAAGAACTGGTTATGATTTTAGAACTGCAAGACGATCACTCAATCTATTAACGATTGAATGGGCTAACCGTGGTATTAACCTTTGGACTATTGAAGAAGGTCAAATTACTATGGCTACAGGCCAGATTACTTATGCTCTTCCAGTAGATACTATTGACTTATTAAGCATGGTCACTCGTACTGGTAATGGCGGTCCTAATCAACAAGATATTAATATCAATCGTATATCAGAAGATACTTATTCTACTATTCCTAATAAGCTGGCTAATGGCCGCCCTATTCAAGTATGGATTAATAGACAATCAGGCATGTCTAATGAAAGCACAGTATACTTAGCAGCATCTATTAGCGCTACAGATACAACAATTACATTAAGTGATGTATCTAATATTGCATCAGCTGGATTCATTCAAATTGGTAGTGAAACTATTTATTATCCAAATGTAGACAATGCTAACAATCAATTATTAAATTGTGCTCGTGGTCAAAACAATACAACTGCAGCAGCTCATGTAGCTACAGTAAGCCCATATAATTACATTACTATACAAAACTTACCAAGTGTAAATGTATGGCCAAGCCCTAATTCACCAGGCAATCAGTATACATTTGTATATTGGAGAATGCGTAGAGTTCAAGATGCTGGCACTGGCGTAACAGTTAACGATATTCCATTTAGATTCTTACCATGCATGGTAGCTGGATTAGCATATTACTTATCTATTAAGTCACCTGCAGTAGATCCTAATAGAGTAGCATTCTTACAATCAGATTATGAAAAACAATGGGATCTAGCATCTCAAGAGGACAGAGAAAAGGCACCGATTAGATTTGTGCCTAGAAATATGTCTTATATAAGGTAATCATGGCTACCAAGTATTCTAGTGGTAAACACTCAATTGCCGAATGTGACCGATGTGGTCAGCGCTATAAGCTAAAAGAATTAAGAAAGCTTATACTTAAAACAAAGCAAATAAGTGTTAAGGTATGCCCAGAATGCTGGGAACCAGATCAGCCACAGTTATTGCTTGGTATGTATCCTGTAAATGATCCACAAGCGGTACGTGAACCAAGACCAGATGTATCTTATCAAGTATCTGGTAATACTGGCTTACAAACTGGACAAAACAATTCTTTCAACATTCAAGATAATGGTTATCCTCAAGATGGTAGCCGTCAGATTGAGTGGGGTTGGAATCCAGTTGGTGGAGCAAGTTCATTTGATACTTTATTAACGCCTAACCACCTTATAAGTAATGTTATAATAGGCGATGTAACAATTGTCACAACTTAATTAGGAGAAACAAAATGGCATTTAAAAAAGCAGCTGATGGTATTACCAAACAAGGTAAAACTAAAGGCAAAAATCTAGGTGATTCAGGACCTACTGTTGCAATTCAATCTGGTAAAGGTTCTAAGGGCGCATCTTCAGTAACTTCATTAGCTATGAAGAAACTTGGACGCAATTTAGCAAGAGCAATGAATCAAAAAAAAGGTAAATAATTATGACTAAAGAACGCAAAGTTCCAGTGACACCAGCAGAAGCTTATCCTTTAGGTCACGCTAAAGAGAACAAAGATGCTAGTGCCTATACTGGATTTAAATATCCTTCTGGCGGTGGTAATGACATTGGTGTTTATAAACAACCTATGACCAATCCAAATGGCACAGAACAAGAAGCGGTAGCTATGCCTGGTAACGGAATAAGCAAAATGAATATGTCTGTTGGTGGTGTTAGCAAAGGTAATTATGGCGAAGTTAATCCATACGGTGTTAAAGAAATGCGTGGATATGGTGCAGCTACTAAAGGTCGTAAGATTAGCGGTAAACAAGGATAGTAATGAACTACGTTCAACTGTATCAAGCAATACAAGACTATGCGGAAACTACAGAACAACTTTTTGTAGCTAATATACCTGTTTTTGTTCAAGAAGCTGAAGAGCGTATTTACAATTCAGTTCAATTACCTTCATTGCGTAAAAACGTAACTGGTACTTTGACATCTGGCAATAAATACTTATCGCTTCCAAACGATTGGTTATCTACATATTCTTTTGCTTTTATTAATGCAGATGGAACGTATGAATATCTTTTAAACAAAGATGTAAACTATATTAGACAAGCTTTCCCTAGCCCTACTGATACAGGAACGCCAACGCATTATGCATTGTTTGGATCACAATATAGCGCTATTAATGAGCTATCCCTTCTTTTAGGGCCAACACCTGATGCAAGTTATAATGCTGAATTACATTATTACTATTATCCACCTACCATTGTGCAAGGTCAAATCACATTAATAGCCATAACAACAGTAGGATCATTATATGTTCCTGGCGTATACGAAAATGTATCGTTAACTGGTGGATCTGGATCTGGAGCTACAGCTTATGTTGAAGGAAGTGCTGAATTATAATGTATAAATTATTAAAAACTATATTAGACAATGAAATTCACAATGTTATGAGATTATCAGATGGTGCTTGTATTCCATTTGACCCAGCTAACACAGACTACCAAGCCTACCTAAAATGGCTTGAAGAAGGCAACACACCAGAACCAGCGGAGACAACATAATGGCACTCATACTTTCAGGAGCATCAGGATCAAGTACACTAGATAGTTCTACAGGATTAGCTATTGCTACTTGGACTACAGCTACACGCCCTGCAAGCCCTGTGACAGGTCAGTCTGGATATAATACTACACTATCTGCTTTTGAAATATATAATGGTTCAGGATGGACATCTACTAATGGTGTATGGACTACAGCAACAAGACCTACAACACCTCCAACAGGAACAATAGGATACAATACAACTACAGCACAAATTGAAGTTTATAATGCTACATATAGCACTTGGTCAAATGCAGGATCATCACCAATTTATACAGCTTCTTATTTGGTAGTGGCTGGAGGAGGTGGTGGTGGATCAAATATTGGAGGTGGTGGTGGAGCTGGAGGTTATTTAGCTAGTACTACTACTTTAGTTATTGGAACAACATATACAGCTACAGTTGGTGCTGGCGGAGCTGCAACAACAACAGGAACTAACTCTGTGTTTTCATCAATCACTGCATCTGGCGGTGGCGGTGGTGGTAATTATGGAATAGCGGGTAAAGCAGGCGGTTCTGGCGGTGGTGGTGGTGTAGATGCTGCTGCAGGCGGTGCGGGTACTTCAGGTCAAGGTTTTGCAGGTGGTGCTGGTGTAGCATCTATATCTACAAACTTCCCATCTGGTGGCGGTGGCGGAGCTTCTGCAGTAGGGGCTGATGGCATATCAAATGGTGCATCGGGTTCTGGCGGAGCAGGAACAGCAAGTTCTATTACTGGTTCTAGCGTCACATACGCTGGCGGTGGAGGTGCTGGTGCATATAATAATACAGCAGGTAGTGGAGGCGCTGGAGGTGGTGGAGCTGGAAGCAGAGCGGCAAGTGGTACTGGAACAGCTGGGACATATAGCGACTATGGCCCAACAACTGGCGCTGCCTCATATACATTTGCATCACCAACTGGAGGAACAGCCTCTGTTACTGGATCCTCATCAGTAGGAAGCACATTAACGCTAAGCCTTGGTGCTCCAAGCGCTAGTCCTTTGGCTGATGGAATAACAATTGTTTGGAGAGTAAATGATGGTGGAACTGGAGGCAATTCCTATACTGGTGGATCTATACTGCAAAACGGTGGGACAACATTTGTCATACCTCAATATTTATATGGAAGCGTTTCTTCTGTTGGCTATTTAATACGTGCAGAAGTAACGTGGAATAACGGAGTTGGATCACAGTCAGCAAATTCAACCTCTACTGCTGTTACAGCAGCTGGC